GTGAAGGGTGGTAATGATTCGCTAAACGGTCTTCGTAGAGAGACTATGTTTGTTCAGATTCTTGAGGGTCTTCATCCTGAGGAAGCAAAGATTCTTTGTTTGGTTAAAGACAAAGCATTACAAACTAAATATAAAATAACATACGATGTTGTGAGAGAGGCATTCCCTGATATTACTTGGGGTGGTCGTTCATGACAGTAGCAGTAGAACAGGAGCAAGAAATGATTAGTGGAGAGGACCCTGGAAATATTATCAATCCCTCCGCATATGGATGCCAAATTCTGCAAGAGAAGACTACACTAGAGCAGGCAAACGATCGGTCATTGCCGAATGATGCTAGACTTATTTGGTATATTGTTGATGGCGTAGAGTATGTTGATTTAACTAGGTGTAAAAAAACATCTCAACTTTTTGATATGTATTATGATAAGTATGGTCCTGGTGCAGTTCAAAAAATTGATTTTGGATTTGGCACTATGAATCCTAAACTCTGGGGAATTAAACCAAAGACTGACGGAAAGAAAAAATGAGTGATGGATTTGATGTAAGTGTTGAGATGCCGAGAGCAGACATTGATAGACTTCTAAAGAAATATAAGGGTCTGAAGAAGTATCAAAAATCTAATCTCTTTGCTATCAAAACTATGGATGGCACTGAAAATGTAATCAGTAAAATGATAAAAGAAGTTGAAGATGATCCCATTTGATTAATGAAACATGAACTACAAACCTTATTCTCCTGAGTGGCATAGGTATAGATATCTGAAGGAAGCAATCAATAAATACCTAGATGATTATGAAGACAATCAAGTTATTATTAATGATATCTTGAGTGTTGTATGCGATCGTTCGGAGACAGCATACAAAGAGTTTAATAAACTCAACGATCTAGAATCAAAATTACGAAACTAAAATGCTTTCAACTCAATACAGACTCCGTTTGGAGTTTATCTGTAAAAAGATTGCTAACAAAGAAGAAGTCAAGCTTGATGATATGATTTGGGCAGAGAAGTTGTCCAAATCAAATACAACTGCTCGCGAGTGGTTAAGAAAAGCAAGACGACATGCTGCTCAGGACATACAGGAAGGTAGTATGGATGATTTTATGAATAAGATGGGACTAGGTGATCCAGACCCGTCAAATTACAAAAAGGGATTTAATGGCGCTGACGAAATTGTGGACTGGTTTAAACAAGATAAACCTGATGATTGGAGGCAGCGTGATTGAGAAGAATGTGCCTCGCTGGAGACTAGAAAGAATTGCCGAAGAACTTGGTGGGGAAATTCATTATCAAGAAGTCCTGGATGCACAAGGTAGGAAGACCAAGAAGATTATTATTTCTTATAGAGAATATGAATGAACGAATTACTCCAGAAACTTATAAAAAAATGAATGAGGAATTTGAAGAGCATGGAACCCCCTTGCGTTTTGTAATTCCAACTCAAGAAGAAATAGATAAACACATAGGAACAGTGAACGGAGAGTTTACAAATGAATGAAACTGCGGTAATATATTCAAATGGAAGTCAAGAGTGTGAAAGAATTGGAATGCTACTAAGAAGTCTTGGTGGAGAGTATCATCAATATGAATTAGACAAAGACTTTACTTCCTCACAATTTGTTGCTGAGTTTGGTTCAGAGGCAGAGTTTCCTCAAGTCTCTATTGGATACAAACATATTGGCAGCATTAAAGAAACTCTTCAGTACCTTAAAACCAAGGAAGTTCTATGAACGACGACTCCAAAGATGCCAAACGTAGAAGAGCACTCAATCTCTTTATTGAGAGTGTAATTAAACCAGACAATGAACTCAGAGGTGATGCACATGAGCAAAAGTGCTATCACGAACTGATGGAAGTCAGGGAGGAGATTCTGAATTATCTCAGAAAACGGTAACAAATATTACAAAACTGCTCGACTATATAGGTTGTACGGTCTATAATGACCACACGTTCATCCAAATGCTCAGTCTTCTGCTGGCATTCACCTTAGCCCATCATAATGGCGAGTCACCTTATGGGTGGCACATGTCCTGTGAAAGGTGGTTACAAAGGTCAATAGAAATTCAACAAGATCCTAATCTTGATTGGAGTTCTAGAAGAAACCTTATAGGTTATCTTCGATCTAAAGTGGAGGGGGAATGTAACCAGAAACTAGTATAGGACGCAAGTAAGTCGCGGAACGGATCGTTCATCCCTTCGGGGACGCACACGACTGAAGGAACGGGGAAACGGATCCTGCTTCGGCAGAGAAGGTTAACTTTCCATTCATTCAGGTAACGAAAAATGAACACACTTCAAATCATCAAAAAGCAGATTCAAAAAGCATCTGCACTTCACGATGCTCAGATTACTCACACTACATATCGTGGTGTTGAATATAATACTCGTTGTGTTAAGAGTAATGACCCCCACGGTACATTCTGCTATCGCGGAAAGACTTACACCAAGTGATAATATGGAAGCACTAAAATTAACTGGGATCATATCCTTAGGTTGTTTTGTTGCCATGCTTTGTTTTTATGGAGAAATAGTTCTTCTTATGAAGGGTCGAACTTAAATTAGAATATATTAAGAAGAGGGTTAAGAACCCTCTTTTTTTATGTCGTTATGTAAAAAAGACATAAATGTTCATTAAGATACAAAAGTATGCCTATATATGGTAGAATTGGTAGAGAGGACAGAATTATGTAACTAAAATCTTCTTTGTTATGTTGTTATGTCCTTAAGATAAACGTATAATGAGGACAAATTATGCACAATCTCATTTCACATAATCAGTTAGCGGGTTGGAAACACAGTGTACAGCGATTGACTCATACTTTAGACCGTTCTATGGAGGAATCTGATGCGTTAAATGATTATTATAATTGTCTTATAGAATGCGATGACGACCAAGCGAACTGCAAAAGAATCTGTAGGAGGATTTTAGCAAGTTAAAAGTTTCTGAGCGGGGTTGCGACCCCGCTTTTTTTATGGTATGATTCCTTTGAGTATATACTTCTTATGGACAGAGAAAAACTCAAACTGATCGTAAGGAATCTAAAATCTCTTGTGGATGTCCTAGAGTCTGAGGTATACTCAGATGTGGATGCATACAATACGAAGCAAGAGAACTTTGATGACCCTGCTTCTTACTACCACCCCATTTCAGATTACGACGAAGTATTTAATGACGACGATGGATACCCCGACTAAACTTATCAGCGTAACACCGGACGCTGAGAAGCACATGGCATATTGTGCCCGTGTTTCTAACCCTAACAATCAAGACAATGAAAAGTTCTCTGGTCTACTCAAGTATTGTGTGAAGCACCAGCACTGGTCTATCTTTGAGCAGGCATATATGACCCTGGAAATCAATACCACCAGGGGTATCGCGGCTCAAATTTTGAGGCATAGGTCCTTCACATATCAAGAGTTTTCCCAACGCTATGCTGATTCTTCCTTACTCGCGGAGACAATCCCTCTACCTGAACTACGGCGTCAAGACACCAAGAATCGTCAGAATTCTATTGATGATATTGACCCGTTTGTCCGCCAAGAGTTTCAGATCAAAATACAAAAGCACTTTGAAGAAGGAATGAAACTCTACAAAGAGATGCTTGATGCTGAAATTGCAAAGGAATGTGCTCGTTTTGTGCTTCCCCTTGCCGTACCCACAAAAATATACATGACCGGTTCTGTAAGGTCATGGATCCATTATATCGATCTGCGTTCTGCTAATGGTACACAGAAGGAGCATATGGATATTGCATTGGATGCAAAGCGTATCTTCTGCGAACAATTCCCTGCCGTTGCTGAAGCAATGGAGTGGTTGTAATAAATATTATTGTATGTGATGTAATTTATGGCTACGTATCCTGTTATCAACAAGAAGACTGGCGAACAAAAAGAAGTCGCTATGAGTGTTCATGACTGGGATCAATGGAGGACTGATAACCCTGATTGGGAAAGAGATTACTCTGACCCAACTACCTTCCCAGGCATTGGGGAAGTAGGAGACTTCCAAGACAAACTGAAGAAGACTCATCCAGGGTGGAATGATGTGTTGCACAAAGCATCTAAAGCCCCAGGATCCACAGTCAAACCACTCTGAATCTTATGCCAGCAAAAAGATCAAAGACGCCCGTACCGTTCGGAATGAGCAATAAGCAAATGAAAAGAAAGAAACCTATTAATGTAGATTTGATGAGGACCATAGAGCCTCTCACAGATAACCAACAAGAACTTTTCCGTTGTTATAAAAACGACCAGAACATTGTCGCCTATGGTGCGGCAGGAACGGGTAAAACTTTTATCACTTTGTATAATGCACTAAGAAATGTATTAGATACTAGGACTCCTTATGAGAAAATTTATCTTGTAAGGTCACTGGTTGCTACAAGGGAAATTGGTTTTCTACCCGGAGACCATGAGGATAAGTCCTCACTTTACCAGATTCCATATAAGAATATGGTAAAGTATATGTTTGAGATGCCTACGGAATCAGACTTTGAAATGCTTTATGGTAATCTTAAAGCACAAGGAACGATTAGTTTCTGGTCTACGTCATTCATTCGTGGCACTACACTTGATAATGCTATTATTATTGTTGACGAATTCCAGAACTTGAACTATCATGAACTTGATAGTATCATCACCCGTGTTGGTGAGAACTCTAAGATTATGTTCTGCGGTGATGCCACCCAGACTGATTTAACAAAACAGAATGAAAGGAATGGTATTGCAGACTTCATGAGAGTTCTGCGTATTATGCCTTCAATGGACATCATTGAGTTTGGTATTGAAGATATCGTTCGCTCTGGTCTCTGCAAAGAATATCTACTTGCTAAAAACGAACTTGGTCTATGACATTTATTCATTATAATTACTTAGGTGATATTGAACTAAACTGCAAAAACAAGAATGGCATCCGTCTCTACAATATTCCTAGTGGAGACTGGGTGCCTTCTATTACATCTGTAACTTCTTTTTATAATCGGCAAGTCTTTGTTGAGTGGAGAAAGAGAGTTGGGAATGAAGAAGCAGATCGTATCACAAAGAAAGCAACCGCACGGGGCACAGATTTCCATGAAGTTGCACAAGACTATCTACTCAATAAAGAATTAAACTGGGACGACTATCGTCCTCTATCTAAGTTTATGTTTCATCATTTGAAACCTGAATTAGATAAGATAAATAATATACACGCTATCGAACGCACCTTATACTCAGAGTTCTTTGGACTCGCAGGCAGAGTTGATTGTATTGCAGAGTATGAGGGAGAACTAGCAGTCATAGACTTTAAGACATCTGAAAAGATTAAACCTGAGAAGTGGATTGAAAACTACTTCGTTCAGGAGATGTTTTATGCATCAGCATACTATGAAATGACTGGTATCCCCATCAAAAAACTTATCACTCTGATGGTCACACCAGGAGGAGAGATACAAGTATTTGACAAAAGGAACAAAGGGGACTATATTAAATTGTTAGTTCGTTACATTAAAGAATTTGTATCTCACAATACTAGGACAGAGAATGGAGAATGAACTAGACAAAGTATTAGAAAGTAAGTTTTATTGCCCTTCTAAATTCACTCAAGAGATTGAGTCCTTGGTACAGTCTGTACCTGACATGAACTATATTGATGCTATCGTCCACTTTTGTGAGAAGAATAGTATTGATGTAGAGTCCGTTCCCAAACTGATTACCAAACCTCTCAAAGACAAACTAAAAGCAGAAGCAATGGAACTAAATTTTCTGAAGCGAAGTTCTAGAGCAAAACTGCCTTTGTAATCCATTTTCGGTCGAAAAAATTTCCCGCAAAATTTTTGCCCCTTTTGACTTTTTAATGATGCCGTTCGATGCCTATAAACAATATCTCTCTTTGAAGAATCACTTCACCAAAGAGAAGTATGACTACCACAAATATTGTGGAAAGAGTCGTGCGACTGTGCAATCTTTCTATAAAAGAAAAGATAGGTTCTGGTTTGAGAAACTATCTAGAAATAAAGACGACAAAGAAGTAGTTGAATTCTTTGTCTCAAACTTCATCACCTGTACTGATCCCAGTAAGTTGTGGATCGGAGAGATGATGAGAGAAGGTGAAGGTAGATACACTGCCTGGAAGAAGAGAACCCAATCACTATCCTATGTTTTCAAGGAAGAGATGGGTTCTCTTTTGTCTAAGCAAAAATTAGATACTATCTT